TGTAGAAGAGACCACAAATGAGTAATAGTGAATTCAAACCGTTCTCCTATATTCCTCAGAGAGCAACAGATCCTCTCGAAGAACTACTCGCTAGGCGTGCTCGCGGGCTTCCACGAGGACTTCCACGATGGTCTCCACAAGCATCTAATGTCCCTGCTGTATGGCCACCTAACTCTGGTGAAGTAGGGTCTGTTTATTTCCCTTCAGACCCTCTTTATGAATCTGCTGGTCAAGCAGTAGAACAAGCCACTGGTAGTCCTACTCTTGGTTTTATTGCTTCTACTGTCAGTCCTAAAACACTAGCTAATGTCCTTAAGCCAGCAACAGGTGCTGCAAAGAAACTGTATGAAGGTCAAGATATCTACCGTGCTGTAAGATATCCATATGAAGGCGCTGTAGACTTACGCTATAGGTTTCCTGAGCATGAGTTTGGTACTCATGTCACTATTGATCCTGAAACAGCTAAGTTTGTCCATAAACAACAAGGCTACGATACTGACTATATTCTAAAGATGAAATCTAATGTTAAGAGTCCTATCTGGGTTTCTGATGGCGCTTGGGAAGTAAACTTCCTTGCTGAACGCTTAGTAAGAGAGAACGCTGATAAATTACCGCCAGAAGTAGCTAAGAAGATTCTAAAGGTTGGTTACGACTATAGCGATGAAAGACTAAAGAGAAGTTGGGGTGAACAAAGTGAAGTCCTGTCAGAATATGCCAAGAAGCTACAGAAGGTACTAAAGGATAGTGGTTTCGATCATATTAGTTACATCAATACAGTTGAAGGTAAGCCAGTAGAGTCTGCAATTCTCTTTAATAGGTTAGATCAAACGCCTTCTGAATTGTACTCAATACGGTAATCGTTAATGGCAGAACTAAAGGTAAAACTACACGACCGTCAACTTGAAATCTTTAATGACAGTCATCGCTTTAAGGTTGTTGCTGCTGGTCGACGCTTTGGTAAGTCCCGTTTAGCTGCTTGGACACTGATTATTGAAGCTCTGAAGTCTAAGGAAAAGGATGTATTTTATGTTGCTCCTACTTTCCAGCAGGCTAAGGATATTCTATGGTCTTTGTTAAAAGAGATTGGACATGAAGTAATCAAAGCAGCGCATGAGAACACTGCTGTCATTACCCTTATCAACAATCGCAAGATCTACTTAAAAGGTTCTGATCGTCCTGACACACTACGGGGTGTTGGTCTAGCCTATGTAGTCATTGACGAGTATGCTGACATGAAGCCACAGGTATTTGAGCAGATTATTCGTCCTGCTCTAGCTGATGTACGCGGTGGTGCTCTGTTCATTGGTACTCCGAAGGGTCGTAATCACTTCTACGAACTCTATAAGTACGCTAGTACGGATAAAGATCCAGAATGGAAGGGCTTTCATTACACTTCCTTCGACAATCCTCTACTACACCGTGATGAAATTGAAGCAGCAAGGTTGTCAATGTCCTCCTTTGCCTTCAAGCAAGAGTTTCTAGCAGCCTTTGAAGCAGCTTCTAGTGATCTATTCAAAGAGGATTGGCTTAAGATTAACGACAAAGAACCAGCAGAAGGTAGTTATTTCATTGCTGTTGACTTGGCTGGCTTTGAGGATGTCGCTAGTCAGAACATGAATAAGAAAAAACTACTGGATGAGACTGCTATTGCTGTTGTCAAGGTCAATGAACAAGAGTGGTGGGTCGCTGATATCATTCATGGGCGCTGGGATATTAAAGAAACAGCCAATAATATCCTTAAAGCAGTTGACAAATATCAACCAACAGCGGTTGGTATTGAAAAAGGTTCTCTAAAGAACGCTGTTATGCCTTATTTAACTGATTTGATGCGTAGGTACAATAGGTTCTTCCGCATTGATGAGGTTACACACGGTAATAAGAAGAAAACTGACCGTATTGTATGGGCTTTACAGGGTCGTTTTGAGCATGGTCGCATTGAATTGAATGAAGCACCGTGGAATAATGTATTCATTGACCAATTATTGAACTTCCCTAACACACAAATGCACGATGACTTGGTGGACGCACTGGCTTATGTCGATCAAGTAGCAACTGTTAGTTATTTTCAGCAAGACGAAGATGATAGTTATTGGGAACCGTTGGACGCAGTAGCTGGCTACTAGACAGGAGAGCACAATGCAGCAAGAAAAAGACAATTCTTTGGTAGCATGGGTTACAGACAAGTGTAATACATGGCGTAATCATCGCAATACCAATTATCTTGATAACTGGAACAAGTATGAGCGCCTATGGCGTGGTATTTGGGCTGCGGAGGATGTACAGCGAAGCTCCGAACGCTCAAAGATCATTACACCATCACTACAACAGGCTATTGAAGGCCATACAGCAGAGATTACCGAAGCTGTATTTGGTACTGGTGATAAGTTCTTTGACATCAATGACAACATGGGTGACAATAATCCAGAAGATGTTGAGTATGTCAAGAACTACATGGCGGAGTGCTTTAAGCGCGATAAAGTCAATAAAGCCGTTAGTGACATCATCCTGCTAGGCTCTGTCTATGGCACTGGCATTGGTGAAATCAATGTAGAAGAGAAAACTGTTGTCAAACCAGCATCCCAACAGATGCCGGAGATGAACGCCATTGCCATTGGCACTACAGAATCTAAAAAGATTGCTGTTACTGTCAAGCCAGTTAATCCTAAGAACTTCTTGATTGATCCTAATGCTACTTCTATTGAAACAGCACTAGGCTGTGCTGTAGAGGAATATGTTTCTGCACACAGTATTGCCAAAGCAGTAGAGAATGGCGTCTACCGTGATGTCAGTATTGGCTTTGATAGCGGTGAACGAGATCTAGAACCAACTCAGGAAGAATCTACTGCACAAAGCGATCATGTAAAACTTATTCGTTACTATGGTCTAGTTCCTGCTCGTCTATTGGAGAAGGATAGTGAAGAAGTAGTAGATCTATTTCCAGACAATACCTTTGATGAAGGTGCAGTACAGCGTGGCTATAGCGATCTGGTAGAGGCTGTCATTGTCATTGCTAATGATAATGTTGTCCTAAAGGCAGATGCTTCTCCATTTATGATGAAGGATCGTCCTATCATTGCTTATCAGGATGACTCCATGCCGGGTCGTTTCTGGGGTCGTGGTATTGCTGAAAAGGGCTTCAATATGCAGATGGCCCTAGATGCACAGATTCGTTCTCATATGGACTCTCTAGCACTCACCACAGTGCCTATGATGGCTATGGACGCTACACGAATGCCTCGTGGTAGTAAGTTTGAGGTTCGTCCGGGTAAGACAATGCTTACCAATGGTAATCCTAATGAAATCCTAGCACCATTCAAGTTTGGTACTACGGATGCTGGTAATCTACAGATTGCACAGTCTTTCCAATCAATGCTACTACAAGCAACAGGTACTATTGACAGTGCTGGTATGGTAGGACAGACAGTGCAGGGAGAGGCAGGACTAAGTGGTATGTCCCTAGCCTTGTCTGGTCTAATCAAGAAGAATAAGCGTACTCTAATGAACTTCCAAGAGCAATTCTTGATTCCGTTCATTGAAAAGGCTGCATGGCGTTATATGCAGTTTGATCCAGAGAACTTCCCAGCACAGGATTGGGACTTCATCCCTGCCTCTACTATGGGTATGATGGCTCGGGAAGTAGAGCAGCAGCAATTCATTAACCTACTCAAGACTCTTGGTACCGGCACACCAATGACACCTATCATTATGATGGGTATTGTCGGTAATAGCTCTTTGAGTAACCGTAATGAACTAATGCAGATGCTACAGCAGACAATGCAGCCTGATCCACAGCAACAACAAGTACAACAGGCTCAGTTGCAACTAACATTTGAGAAAGCACAGGCAGATATTGGTGAAGTACAGAGCCGTATCATGTTGAATCAAGCTAAGGCTCAAAATACTGCTGTAGATACTCAAATTAAACCTGCTGAAGTACAAGCTAAACTAGCTAGTGCTGCTTCTAATAACCTACAGGACGATAGCACTAAAGAGTTTGAACAGCGCTTGAAACTAGCTGAATTGGCACTAAAGGAAAAGGATATTGATTCTAATATCACGATTACTGAAATGCAGATGGCTAATAAAGCATCAAGCGCTGAATAAAACTTATTGACTTTTGTAGGGTTTCATGTTAATATGGAAAAAGATTTAGAAAAGTATTACGATAATAGGTTTGCAATGATGGCATCCGAAGGCTGGAAACAGCTAACTGAGGACATTGAAATCATGCGACTGACCTATGCAGACATCGTAACTATAAGTTCTAACGAGGAACTTCAATACAGAAAAGGTCAATTAGATATTATTGACTGGATCTTGTCACTCAAGTCAATCTCAGAAGCAACTTACGAGGAAATAAAACAAGATGGGTAGACGAATCTACACCTACAAATGTTCGCATTGCGATAACACATTTGATGAATACACAGAATTGGTAGAGCAACATGAATGCCCTCAATGTGGCTCTACTGCGGATAGGATTATAACCTGTCCACAAATCAAACTAGAGGGTATTACAGGTTCGTTTCCCGGTGCATATCACGCATGGGAGAAGAAACGCAACCAAAAGATTGCTCAGGAGCAGAAATATAGTTCTTGAGTCTCTTTTCCTACAATGCTATTAGCACAGGGAGATAATGATGGGTAAATTTGTAGATCCAGAAGTAATTGACATTGAAACTGATGACCTTCCAACGGAAAAAGATCAACAGGTAGAGACAGTAGCAGCAGCACCTCAAGAAGAAGAATGGCCAGAGAAGTATAGAGGCAAATCTGTTCAGGAGATCATTAAGATGCACCAAGAGGCTGAGAAGCTAATTGGTCGTCAGGGATCGGAGGTTGGTGAGCTACGACATATTGTTGATGACTTCATCAAATCACAACAAACCCAAAAGCACCAAGAGGCAACGGTAGAAGAAGCTGATTACTTCACTGATCCTCAGAGGGCAGTAGATAGTCGTATTGAATCGCACCCTGCAATTAAACAAGCACAGGAAGCCGCTGTAGCACTAAAGCGACAGGAAACAGCATCCAAGCTAAAGACTGCACACCCAGACTTTGAAGATATTGCATCCGACCCAGCCTTTGCTGATTGGGTAGGTACTTCAAAGGTTCGTGCAGAGTTGTATTACCGGGCAGATAAGCAATTCGATTTTGACGCTGCTAATGAATTGTTGTCTACATGGAAAGAGCGTAAGGAACTCAGTAAAAAGATGACTGAAGTTTCTGCTGTTGACCGTAAGCAACAATTAAAAGCCGCTACTACTTCTGTAAATAGCGGTTCTGACGAAAGTGTAGGCAAGAAGATTTATCGCCGAGCCGACATTATTAAACTGATCCAAACTGACCCTAGTCGTTATGATGCTCTTCAAGAAGAGATTTTAACAGCATATCGAGAAGGGCGTGTTAAATAAATTGTAAGAAAAGGAGATTCAAATGGCTTTCTCTACTACTAACGGTGTAACTAACACCACTGCTGCAACCTTTAT